ATGAGCCCAAGGTAATTCTTCATCTTTTACTATATCAAGATGTGGGTGTTTACCTAGTATTCTTACCTTAGCTCTATAACCATACTTCCTAGATTGTTTATCTGCATCTTTATCTTTACCTGATTTATCGTCACGCCAAGCTTTATCAAGGACTACCTGGCCAATAAACCAGTAAAATCCGTCTTCACCAACGTGCTTCTTATCAATAGATACAGATTCTAACATTAATCGTCGTAAACTCTACATTCTAATGAATCAGGATGGTTGTCACAATAGACTTCAAGATGCTTATCTTCATGTCTTGTGTGCCAATCATTGATCTTACCATCATTAGGTTCTACTTCCTCTTCTGTGTGATCATGGAATGCATCATTGTGCATCTCTAAATCTGCTTCACTATATTCAATCATGCCATGGTTGACATGTTCCTTATGATCCTTTGGATCTATATAGACCTCATGGTTTAGATCGTGTTGTGGAACTTTAGTAGTCATGTTTATGCATTTGCAGAAAATGAATCTCTTATGAGAGATAAACCAGTAAAATCACCAGTAGGGTGACCAAACTCATGTGATAGTTTAGCTATCATCCATTTACCTGAATAAGGACTGTTACCTGGTTTAGTGTCCTCAGTATTTAGTTTAGGTACTGTGATCTCTATCATAGTACCAACTTTGAGGTTGAAATTCATCGGGACAGTTATATCTAGTATAGATGAAAATAAAGATTGGTATCTTGCAGCCGAATGTGCTTGTCTCCAAGCAATTGTTTCGGAATCAGGTACAGGAGTATCTTTCTTTGAGATTGCACCTAAGTCTAACACATTTAATAAAATACGAGAATATTTTTCGGAAATATCATGAGGAACTGACTTATCTCCCTCAGCAGTATCCTTTATACTACTATAGTCAAACTCAATAAAATGAGGAGTACGCTTCATAATATCAAAATACCAGTTTGCAGACTTATATTGACCTATCCTAAGTTTCTTTATAATATCATGACTACTTGAAAATGATGGTATAGATTTAATAGTATAATTATCTGGTTTTAGTGGATTATTGAATGTTTGTAACTGATATTCAATATATTTTGGTTCTGAACCCATCACCTCATCTATTGATATAAAATTATAACCATCAGTTTCATTTTCAAAAAATACAAATCCCATACTACCCCCTGAAGCACTACTCTTTGAGGTTTTCTTACTAACAGATTTTGCTGCTAACCTATTACACAATTCAATAGGTCTAACAAAGTTACCCATAAAATCATACTTATTTGATGAGTCATGCCAAGTTCCCATCCTCTTCTTATCAACTTTAAGCACTTTCTTCAATATTGATTTAGCACTATCACTAGGTTTTCCTTTATATTTCTCAGGACATCTTGTAGTATGATTACTCAAAGTAGACTCAGTAACACACTGAAGTGTATACATTTCTCTCTTAGCTTCTCTAGTAGCACCAACAATGTCAGATATTATCAATCTATTCTTTTTCTTAGCAACAAATTCAAATGGTTCTTTTCTACTAGGATGGGTTATTACTAATTCAATAGCATCTCCACTCCTAATAGGTAAAGAATCAAGAAATCCATATGTATCACTACAGATTATATCAACTCTGACAGTATTTCCAACAGATTCCCAATACTTTATAAACAAAAACTGACCATGAAAAGCATTACCACCATTTCCACTATTTTTGGTAAAAAGGGTAAAAGTCTCTAACTTATAACCAGATAACCAATTTTTCTTATCGTTACCTACAGTCATTAGTTTGTAAGGTATCCTCCCATTTCAACATATTTAGAGGCAGAATCAGGGGATGATATATTAAAAGATTCAATATCACCTGATGTTACTGGAATAATTTGAAAATTATTATCACCCTTTTGTACAGTTACTATATTATTATCACTCCCCTTAGGTAAAAATGGATTTTGATCTGTAAAAAGGTTGTCTAGGTTCATCAGATTGGTATTACCATAGAACGAACTCATCGTACCCATTCCAACAGTGTCTGAGAAGTTATAATCGAATCCAATTATAGAAGAAGAAATACCAGTAAAACTAGGGTCAAACCCTAAACTTTCAGTTGACAAGGGTAGATACTTCAATTTATCCTGTGGTGAGAGTTTATCCTTATGTACCCATCCTTCATCTGTCTTAACGTATCCCAGGTTTCTCATTATCTCTGGATTACCCTCCATAGTTCCATCACCGAATGCCTGTGGACTGACCAAATCACCTATTACTAAAGAACCAAAAAGAGCATAAGGATTAGATAGTGCTAATCTTGCTTGACTAAGAAATCTTATAGTATCTTTTACTGTTTTTACGCTCTGCCTATCATTAAATTCTGCAATAAAATTCTTTATCCTTTGTATATTAGGAGTAACATTTGTAATTTTCCTTGAATTCAATAACCTTGTCTGTTGTGGTGGTTTTAAGAATCTCTTAAAAGGATTTGGAAATCTGAATTGTCTAAAATTCTTATATCTAATCTGAGGAGGTAAGTTCACCCTTTTCCATGTTCTTGATGGTAATGGAGGAACTGTGGTGGATATATTCTTTTCTAATGTATAACCATAATAATCTTTACCCTCAACAACTGGAGGACCACCAACATACCTATCAAATTTACCAAGAACAATAGCAAATTTATCAATTGACTTACTAAAAGGTGTTTTAATCTTTGATGAATCAATCTCAGCAATATCTTCTTTACGTTTTTTATCTGCACCAGTAAACCAATCAGATATCCTAGAAGCACCAGATGCCCCTATCCAACCACCAATAAAAGAACCTATAGTACCACCAATAGCAGCACCAGGAATAGCACCTGCCCCAAAAAAGAAAGTACCAAGTGCACCACCAATAAACATTCCAACTTTCATACCTATTGCAGCACCACCAATACCACCAGCAACTCCACTAACTGATCCACTAATTGCTTGTGTTTGTGTTTGTCCTTCTTGTATTCTTGCAGTATAATCTAATCCACCTGCTAAGGTATTAAGAATAACATTACCCTTAGTGAACTTAAGACCCCTACTAGCATTAGTTAGATTTCGAGTATTTCTACTTGCATTACTAGCATTTCTAGTAAAATTAACAATATTATTAGCACCCCTTACATTACTAGGTTTAACTCCTCTTATAGATCTGAGTATACTGGGTGCAAAAGGCAATCCAACAAACAAACCAGTGTTTATGATACCATTGATAATGGTATTACCAGGAGACTTACTACCACTGGAAGCAAGTGTTTGATTTAATTTTTTATATGTTTCCTCCTTTTTCTTGAGAAGTTTTCTCTTGAGCCTTAGAGATTTATTCTCAAGTCTTGTTACGAAAGAATTCCTGTTTGATATTATTTTTGATAGTTTTACTACTCTCATTGTGTAAACATTGCTGGAGTATTATAAGCTAATAAATTAGCAAGTCTATCAATAGAAATTCCATCAGTACCACCAAACGTAGTGGAAACAGTGTGATCCACAGTTGCTGATCCAGATTCACTACCTTGAACAACTTGTCTAGTATTATTACCTGGAACAGTCAGATCCACATTATTGACCTTGATCTGACCAGACTTATCAGCATTAAAACTCTTTACTAACTCCAAATATCTTTTATAACTATCATCGCCCTGTATACCATGCCATTCTTTACCTAACTTATCAAAATCCCTTCTACTAAGGATATCCATAGGATTTACACCACGTTTTTTATGTATTAACCAAATTGCTAATTCATTCTGTAATTTTTCATCAAAAACAATTTTACTAGGATCAAATTCTCTATTTTGAGCCTTATACATCTTCGCTACATCATGTAACGGATTCATGAATTGATAAGCACCAACAGCAGTAGAAGTAATCTGTTTCCCATCTACCTCGAAAGTTGCTTCTCCTGACTTTATCCTTCTAGTTTGTTCATCATATATCTCCTTTAATGTAGATCCAGTTATATTAAATGAATCATCACCACCAAAGAATGTATCATAGTTACCATTACTCTCTTTCTCTAAGATAAGTGATAATAAAGCCTGTGCTTCTGGGTCATTTTCAAAGTCATCTGTGACCTCCCCCTTCACTTCAACTTCGTCATTATCTTTTTGCCATGGCCAAGTGAACATTGGTTTTTTAGGTTTTGCATAAGCTGATGATGCCTCTTGTCTACCCTTCAAACCTTTATCAAGAATACGAGAAAATTTATCTACTTGAACATCAAACTGCTCAACGTCACCCTTATTCATAACTATATTCTCATTAGGTGATGCATTTGCTGGATCACCACCAATCATACTCATGATAGTTGGTATAGCAAGTATAGCGGCTGCTGTAGCAATTAGTTTTGGATTTCTTAACCATCTCAAATTCTTTGCATTACCTGCCACATTTCCTGTTGGTACTCCTCCTCGTGGAATCAGCTTTCTTGCCATCATCCAATTTACAACACCAGTTGTCACAAGTGGAAGCAACGTATCTGCGTTATTGACTAATCCTATACCTGCTCCTACACCAATATCAGATAATCCACCTGATATATCCCCTTCACCCAGTAATCTAATTCCATTAGCAAGTGCAAGACCTGCAACAATATTACCAAGGTTTACTAATCTACTTGCTAAAATTCCAGTATTCTTTGAATCTTTCTTTAATAATTTCTCTTCTTCTCTAAAATATTTCTCTCTTGCTCTAATATCTCTTCTAACTTCAGTTCTCAAACCCTTCATCTCATTATTCATCCTCTCCATGTCAAGCATTATCTCGCCTAACCTTCTAGTCAACTTACCTCTACCTTCCTCGTCTGGTTGCAACTTAGCAGCAGCATTCCTCATCCTCTCCTCAAGAGGAGTCAATAATGGAGTTTTTGCTGTTACATTAGTAGCCATGTTGGGCTTGTTGTGCTTCTAACTTTTGCTTTTCTAAAACACTGGTAAGGTACTTTATATAAACTTCACGTTCCCAAGGAATCAGAGATTCTATATCAGTCAATGACCATTGATGATGATGCATGAGTGCAAAATTAACCTCAAGATACGTATCAATAGACGTATGATATAGCATTATCCGAAAAAATTGGATAGTCCCTCAATTACAACATCTGTTTCAATACCTGTATTAGGATTTTTCACTTTTGATTCATACTTCAATCTAGGCATGGTAGAGAAGAATGTTTCAATTTTCTGAAACTGAGCACTACTAAGATTTTCAATAAATTTGATCAACTCAGATGTAGTACAATCAGATGCTGTCCATGCTTCCTCATCTGTGTAAATGGTATCAATGCAATTTGCTACTGCTTTGAATGCTTCATCCACTTTCTTAGTATCCTTCTCTTTTGCAACTGCAAAATTTTGTTCTAAGAACTCATTCATAGAAGGATATCTCATTTTGATTTTGATGTTACCACCAAGATCTATAGTATCATTATGATCTTCAGAACTATCTAATCCAATATCAGATAAAGATATTGTTAGTGGAACTTGAGTTTCTCCATCATCTGTACAGGTTACCTGTAAATCTACTGTCTCTCCTACAGATTTTCCTCTAATATTCAAAAACAAATACTCAAGATCAAATGTAGGTAGATTATCCAATTTTATTCTTGTTATAAGGCAAGACTTCATAACTTCCTTGACAGTAGCCATGATATCTTTAGTATTACCACTTTCAAGTGCTATTAAAAGTGCTTTCTCTTCCTTAACGAGAAATGGACGGTATTTTACTGGTTTACCTGTTGATAGTAAATTCAGTTCAAATGTCGGTGCAACGACCTTTGGTAAAGGCATAGTAAAGGGTTTCAGTAGCTTTATTTAGTAGGCTTTTAAATCATTTTTTCTTATAGTTTGGATCATTATCTAAATTAGTGTTTCCAAACGTTATTCCATCAACAAGAGATCTCCAACCAAGGATTCCACGATTTAACGTACTTTTTTCTTCTGTAGGAAGAATTCCAGCTACTTGCTTCTCAGTTACTACTGTAGTATCTGCAATAGCTGCTCTACCTCCTAATGGATTTCGTGCATTCAACCAATTATCTGACTGTTGAAGATAATTACCACTTTTAGCAGCTCTATCAGTATAATAGTATTCATAATTAAATGCTACGGTTGTTTTTATAAGATCTGCATTACCATATGCTAGAGGTGATGCAACAATATTGGTAGGAAATGCATTCTCAATATAGTAAGTAATATTATTACCCCTATCTCCATTACCCACATCCTTACTAAAGGCAGTTATCTGCATAGGAACTTTATAGGTATCTGGATATTGTAATCTCCTGAATGATGATTTAGTATTTCTTCTGTCTTGAGTATTAAAACCATGACTACCACCACCTATTTCAGTTGGTGATATAAACTCCATCCATGCATTGAACACATCATTTGTATAATATTCTTTATTCGTATACCATGTCAAATTTATATCAGGATATGTTCTATAAACTGCATATGTCTGTTGTACTCCTTGTCTAAGACCACTAACCTGAGAAGTCTGCAACTCAGTTCCAGGCAAAAGTGCCTCTGAGCAATACATTGCTAGAGACTGACCTGGATCACTAGATCCAGTAAAAAATCCGTGTTGTATTAGAAATGTTAATAACTTACCATGAGTAGCAGAAGCATTGAAGTTTATTGATACATCATATATGTTATTCAACGCAGGTGTTAGATCACCGTTTCTGGAATCTCCATAATATAACTGCTCTGTTGGTAAGTAATGTCTTTTATACGAAAAGACATCTGGTGTCCTTGGCATCTAAATATAGCATGATCCTGTATACTATGTATGTCATATAAAGGGAAGTTTCGTCCAGTAAAACCAAAAAAATATAAAGGTGACCCTAGAAATATAATATATCGTTCACTATGGGAGCGAAAATTTATGTCTTACTGTGATAGTAACCCTGCTATCTTATCATGGGCATCTGAAGAATTCTATATACCATACTTTGATCCAACTACAGAAAAAATTCGTAGATATTTCCCAGATTTTTATATAAAATATAAGAATAATAAAGGTAAATTGATTGAAAGGGTAATTGAAGTCAAACCACTTAGACAATGCAAGCCACCTACTCAAAATAAAAAAACAAAAAGATATATTCAGGAAACTCTTGAATATGCCAAAAATCAAGCAAAATGGAAGGCAGCAACAGATTTCTGTAAAGATAGAAAATGGGAATTTCAAGTAATGACGGAGAAGGAACTTGGAGTATAAAAACGTTTTTCCAAAATCAACCACTACAGGTTCACCTGCTCCTGGGCACTTGATGTTGTTCCAGTATGGTGCTAAAACAGCAAACAGGCTAAGGTATTACGATAGAAACCCTTTATGTTATATTACGGCAAGTCAGGGTAATATTTTCTGGGGTGTCAACTTACATTACTACGCCCCCGACGAAAGAGAAATGATATTAGAATGGTGTGATGAATCAAATCCATCTGAACTTCCTAAAGGATACCATAAATACCTAAGATCTTACGTGGACTCAATTTTTCTAGACCTTGCAATGGAAGAATGGAAAACTGCTATGGAAATGAATTTGCAAGAATTTGTTAGAGATCTTGGAAGTGTCGAATTAGACGTTAGCCCTGTAAAAATTTGGTAATATGGGAAAGAAAACCCCCGATTGTATGTTTAAACAGACATGTTCTTATAGACAGGACATGGAAATTGATGGTGTAAATTATCGAATTATGATCGATGTTAACCATACAAAAGATAATTTTCTAAAAGTACAACAGGTCACAAATTTAGATACTAATCAACTGGTACAGAATGAAGCATTAACAACACTAACAGAAAATACTAAATTTCAAGAAGGATATTATAGAACTATTGCATACGCACATCTTGATCAAAAACATGGAGGTTGGGATGATAAAGAGGATCTTTATATTGCAGCATCAGAAAGATCTGGAACTGCTTCCTTTTATGAAGCTGCATTAGAGTATGATGATGGAACAGGTGTCGTAAAACTGAAAGAACAGTTGTTGGGATCTAAGATGGTCTCTCTAGATACATCATTGAGACCTAGTGGTGGGGAGATTCTATTAACAAATGGAAATTCTACAGCGAATGTAGCAGAGAATCATAATACTATTATAGATGAGGAGAAAGCAAAGCAAAAAGATATAGAAGATCTGGATGTTGATGTTAATAATGAAATGAGTAGCAAAAACTGGGGACTTACTGTAATAGCATATCCAGTAGATGCAATATACACAGGAGATAGTAGTCAAGATTATATGAAGATTGAACAATTCTCATATAAAGCTCCTCAGGCAGGTCAAATGAACGTAGATCCAGGTGAGGACAATCGTAATTCTCTTGCTAATACAGTAACACGAGGAGTTTCTAGAGGTAATAGTATCAAAGAATTTATAGGTGTAGTAAAATTACCAATACCAAATCAACTAAGTCAAAGTAATGGAGTTGAATGGGGTGGTGCAAAAGCAAATGCCATGGAAATGGGTGCTTTCTTTGGTGTTAACAATTCTATAAGAGAATCATTAGATACGGGTGAGTTCTCAACAGCTCTATCAGGTGTGGTGAAGAAGGCTGGAAGTGCATTAGATGCATTAAAACAAGACAATGAGCGGCCTGGTCAAATAGGTAGTAGAACAATATTATCAGCAGCACTTTCTAAATTTGCTCTATCGAAAGTAAATATCAAT